ATTGTATATGCCATCCCTGGACTTGACATCCCGAACCGTGACCAAAGTTCCGTCTTCCCCATCACGTAAAATGACCACCGGATTCGCGCCCAAGGAAGGTCCGATGACGTACGGGTTCGTGTAAACAGTGAAACCGCCCGTCCGGTTCGGCTGCCAGATCAGAGAAGCACCCTGAGCCAACTGATCCAACGCCTGGCCAGGATCTTCCTCCCACACCAGACCTCCACCGATTGTTCCGGCACTCGCGTTGGAAGTGTCGACCCCCCACGTCGAATCTATCGACTGAATGATTCTTGTCATCTCCGCGCGTGCCAGAGTTCCCGCGGGACCGGCGGCCCAAGGGACTTCGAAAGATGCTCGGATAGCTTCCGCTCCACGAGACAGGAGGGCGCATTCAACGCGTCCTTCTTCATCCGCTTCCCGGGCATCGACTCGCCCAGTGAAAATCGGCACCTGGAACCAGCCTTTGATACCGGTAGAGATGACCACTTGATCACTGAGAGGGTTCAGTAAACCTTCGTCGATGATGTTCTGGTCGACTACCAGAAAACCATCACGACCTCCCTGGGTGGAAAAGGTCGCGTTAACACCGACGGTTACCTGATGTTCGTTCAAAGTTCCGAGATTGACGCCACCGCGCAAAACGGTGACGGTCGCTGACATTTCATGCGATCCGAGCAACGCGACTTTCTGGGCGTTCGTGACAGGCCAAGCCATGATCAGTATCCCACTCCCTGCGCGACCTGCTGGTAAGTTTCGCCTGATGCCGCAAGGGTGGTGTATGTGGTTCCGAGAACCGAAGCGGCCAAAACCTCATATGTGGCATCCCCGCCTCCGATGCCGTTTCCACCGACCTGATTCTCAGATGTATCCCGTAGCGGGTACGCCAAACGGAACGGAAGAGACCAAGTGCGCGCCGTGATGGTTCCATCGACCCCGATGATCTGATCGTCGGTGTCGAAAACTCCGATCCAGTCGGTGCCGTACGGTCGGCCGAAATCGTATACCAAAGGCAGAGACAGTAGCAGAGGGCGGCCTGAACTCAGAATTCCTTCGACAGCGTCTTCGTCGTTGAATGTTTTTGTTACCAGAAGCATCGTGTCGCCGTACCGTTTGCGGGTCTGCGCCACCACCTGAATTCTTTGAGCGTCGATAATGTCGAACATCCCCGACGAATTCGAGTAATCCCGGCCACGGAAACCACCGAAAACGACCTGATCAACGTCTTCTTCGCAGAAGTCGAACAGGTCGCCGGAGAAGTCGATGCGAACATTTCGCGAAGGCTCCAAAGGGTCCCTGAGCCATCCGTCACCAGCCGAATTCAAAGTGACCGTATTCGAAGTAGCCTCAACGATCAAGGAACAGTTCGATTTCAGTTCATAAAAAATTGGGGTATTGAACGGTGCCTCATTGTCGTAGAACGTGGCGATGGCGGTAGGTGCGGCAGCGGAAGGTTCCTCTGTGCTACCTGGACTTCCACGCACCTCGGATCGGACACCGTCAGCTGTGACACGGTACAAACGGAAAGGGTTCCCGAGAGCGGCCACGAAATTGTCATCGACACACACGACCGGTAAACCGTTCGTGTTGCCGGTTGTCAGAAACTGCCGGGTTCCCGAACGTGTACCAGTCGTCAAGTCGCCGTCAACACCAGTGACGATCCAGTCAGGTTGGGTGACAGTGGAACGCCACGCACGTGCCCGCAACGTGGTGCCGCAGCATTGTGCTTCAATGTTCCAGGTGGCACCAGCCGCATGAACCTGACCAAGTGTGACAGCGGCGACCACAGTTGATGTGACACCGAGAACAATTTTCCGCAACAACAACGTTGCCACACCGCCGGGAGCCAACGACAGCGTTGCCAAATAAGTGTTCGACGTGTCCGTGAACCGGAACATGACCTCTTCGACAATCGGTTGTGTCAAAGCCGCTACCGGAACAGTCACCGTCCGCATCACCTGCATGTCGGCGTCGACAGCCGTGGCGATGTCGGTGTGACGTGGCACGTTGACGGTTCCGTTCGACACCAGACCCTGGGTGCCGTTCACCGAATAGTCGGCTGCCGCACCACCGGTAACCGTCCACAGTTGCCCGGTTGTCGCGGTACCCCAGTTCGCTGCCACCACACGGGTGAACAGGTCACGAACCTGGGTTGCTTCAACGTCGATCCGAACAGTTCCGGTCGCGTCGTCGTTGGTAGCCACCAGGGTTGCCATCACACCATCCTCGGTCCTTGAGTCATTGTTCGTGCCGCCTGCTTGTTGACACCTTGAGCAACCCGGAACATACGTGCGTTCAGCTGCTCATTGCCGATGTACACGGCCACATTGGAACCGCCCATCATCCCCGCCAAAGGTGTCTGCGACAGCAACTTCATCGACCTTGCCGGGTTCGTCAACGGTAGCACCACCTCCTCCTTGTAGCCTTCACCGACACCGATGATCTGCGGGGAAGAGATGAAACCGCCATCGGCGTAGTGGGGGATGTTGACCGGTTGACCTGGTGCCCGAACTTTGATCGGAGTTCCGTTCAAGTTGATGAGCGCGTTCCTCGCCAAAATCAGGGCATGTTCGGCGGCATTCGCAGAACCTGCCAGGTTGTTCAGCTTCGGAGCAGTCGGTGGAATCCCGTTGATCGTGATCAGCAAACCGAAAATGCGGTCAAAGTCGGCGATGTTACCGCCGCGTGCTTTATGTTCCGCCCGGATACGTTTGATTTCCTTGTTGTAGAAAGTTTGCGCCTGCTCTTCCGTCAACTGGCCAAGCTTCAAACGGTCCTTTGTGTAATCACCCAACTTGTTGATCTCGTTCTGGATACCGGTGACAAGATCTCGCCCCTTCTCTCCACGAACATCCAACGTCGCAGACTTGTTGTCCTTGTAAACCTGGGTGACCCGGTCAATGGACTCTTCGTAGTCGACGTTCGCGGAAATGATGTCGTTGATCAGCTTGTCCTGATCCGACAGCTGCCTGTTCAGTTCCTTGAGAGCTTTCTCCTGATTCTTCGTCGCGGCGACAGAACCGCCCAGCGCACCACTGAAATTGTCGAAGTCGCGGACAATCCTGCGCCCCGTCTGCTCCTCATCGAATTCGTGGAAGGCCGCGAAAATGTTGTCGAAAGTGAAGTCCTCATTCAAAAGCAGAAAACCGGTGAAAGCCGCGCTCAGGTCGAACAAAGCATTCGTGGTATCCCTGACCGCGTCCAAGACCGGACGCAGAGCCATCCAGGCGTCAATGGACCAGTTGATGAATTCGCCACCGATGTCAACGATGTCGACGAGCGTGTCGAAAAGGTCAGACAACGCGATGTCGGCATCCGGGTTTGACAGGATCTCGTCGAAAACATCACCGATCGCCACACCCAGATCGGTGAGTCCGTTGATCAGGGCGAACGTGAAACCTTCAAAGTCCAAACTTTCCAAGCCGTTGTTCAAACCGGTCAGGACACCTTCGACAAAGTTTATGGTCCCCTCTGTCAGCGGTTCCACAAACTTTGATGTCGTGTCGAAAATGGACTTGATCGTCGGGAGAATGGACTCCATCCGAAGTTCGATCTCGTCGAGACTGTCAAGAACCACGGGAAGGAAAGCCGACGCGGACGTGACGAGATCGTCACGCAGATTGTTGAGGAAAGGTGTCCAGCGGTCACGGACCTCATCAAACTGTGTCGACAAAGCTACACCGAGACCTGCGACGCCAAGGATTGTCGCAGCGGCGAAAGCACCTCCGATGAACGCCCCCGCAGGGACGACAAGCCCGAGAAGGCTTACGCCGATGGCAGCTTTCAACTCGGCGGGCAAAGCCGAGAAACCGTCTTCGAAGACGGAGACAACACTTCCTAACCAACGTTTGAGGCCGGACGAGAAAGACTGATTCTCTTCGCCCATTCCGTCGCTGAAACTTTTACGGAACTTTTTGCTCGCTGACTTGCCGCCGCCAACGCCGACCCGGTCCAATTCTTTTTGAAGATCATCGGCAAGGGCTTTCGTCGACTCTTTGAAACCTTCCGACGTGCCTTTGCCGACATTCGACCCGAGCCGCTTACCCAAATCCTGGCTCAGCGTCTTCTCGAACTTGTTCGTCAAAGCCTTCAGCTGAGCGTCGAGATCTTTGTTGAACCCTTTCAGGTCAGCGCGGACCTGAACATACGCTTCACCGAGCTTCGACATACCATCATCATAGTTGATGAAGTTCGGGCTACAGTCTCGCGAACGCTTCCAGTGCCGCCCGGTTCGACATAGACGATGCGGCTACACCGATATTTTTCGGTGGAAGCGACAGTCTTGCCTGGAAAGTGTTGCGTTCTTTCTCTTCCAAATGTTCGGACACGAACGTGTAAGCGGCATCCAGCCAGTCTGGCAACGTTTCCGTGGCCGCCCGGACTCCTTCACGGACAAGTCGACCGTTGAGACTTGTCCAAGACCCGACAGCTTCGTTGATCATGTTGTGTGCCCACCACCATTCACGGCGTGCCGCACGACTTAAAGCTACTCGGGCCACATTCGCGCATCGAAGTTCGGCATCCTCATGATCCTGCCACGCTTTCCACATGTCCCAACCGTCTTTATGGGAGATCATGCCGGGGAAGACAAGAGGAAAAGTGTTGTCTTCCCCGGCGCAGGCGTTGATCCATTCCAAAGCGTTGCGTCCAGGAAGAATCCAGGCACGACCTACAGCACGTACTCGAACATTACCGAATTGTCCGCTTGGCATTGGCGACCTTCCTTGCGGCAACCTTCCTCGGTGCTTTCTTCTGCGGCACCACGGAAACCGGTGTCGCGTCATCGTCAGGTTCAGGGGAATTGCCGAACAGGACATCGGAAATTTCGATCAGGTCCGTGTCGCCGACGAGGAGGGCGTTCGCGACATAAGACCTGTCGGACTCGTCGATGATCAAAGATTCGACAAGCGCCAGGATAGCCATGTCAACATTGAACACTTGGTGGCTGGCCCGCTCATACCTGACCTTCTCATCCAAGCTCTTATCCTGCTGCAACCGCCGAAGTTCACGACTTACAGAATCCCGGACCCTCGACAAAGCCACCAACTGACCACGCGCGGGAGCTTTGAAACCTACCCGAAGGCCGCCGATGACATGAGTGTGAGCAGGCTGGACGGTGTCGACGACAACGACTTCTTCGTCGAACTCCACACCTTCTTCGTCGAACTCTTCGTTCATGGTTTCCCCCGTGAAATAGTGACTTTGAAGTTTTGTTTCCTACCCAGCTGTGTCAACGGAACAGTCATGAAACCGTTTCGTTTCCGCAAGCCAGGATGTTTCACCTTTTTGAAAAAGAACAAACCTTTACTGTTCGCGTACCGCGACAGTCTCGGCGACGCCAAACCTTTCTCCCAACGAAACACCAGAAACGGTTTCGTTTTCGGAACAATTCGGTGAGCTTTCGACCCCAACGCGTTTGTAGCCGCCCAGTTGGCGGTGTTGCGTATGGTACCCACCACCTCCGTTGAAGTGTTCACCACCGACGTGGTGAACGAGTTCTTCAACTTCGGTTCGGTGACACGACGACCTGAGCCGTGCAAATGGTTTCCGTCAGGTGCCAGGGTTTTCATTTCCCGAAGACTCGACCTCATCAGCTGCCGAACTTCCGACAACCCTTTCGCCCGTGCCACCTTCAGGCAGGCTACCTGATCCAAGTTTACTCTTGCCACGGCTCACAACTTTCCGCACGACCATAGGAACGTCAACACGACCACCGGAACCAGAATCGTCCACATCAGAAACCTCCACAGTAGTTGGAACAACTACTCGAACATACCCGGTACGCAGCAGCGGCGAATCCCCCGAAAGGAGGACACGCTGACCGGTCCTCAGGTTTCCGACACTTGCGACAACAACAACCTCGATCATGGTCGGTTCTTCTTTCAGCAGCAGCGGGGAACATGGACCTGAATGAGTCCAGTTGTCTGAATACAATTAGAATGTGGCCCGACCGGTGAAATGCTGATCACCTGATACAGGCGACCTTTCGGCAAAGTCTTCTCCCAGCAGCATATCGCGTTCTTCAACCGCACCATGTCCTCGGCATAATTGGTGGCAGCGGTCGTATGCTGCGCCGGGGTGGCCATCTCTGGCATTCCACCAGGAACATAGCAGCGCAGAATACCGACTTCCAACTCTTGCGCCCAACCCGTAGGAAGACAACCGTTGCGCTTCAAAGCCGCATCGGGTTCCGGAAAATTCGACGAAGGATACGTGGAACCCATACGAACCCAGCCGAGTCCTTCGCAACACAGATCACGGCCGACGATAGGGTCGATATCTTCACTGATCGCCTCACCTGCACGAAGTGCGAAGTTCTTCGGCTTACCAGACACGCCGACGAATTCAGCTTCCAAGCAGGCCAAAAGACTGTTCGCCATCGTCAAAGCGGGATTCACTGACATTACGGCCACGTGACCATTCGGGGGTAGGAGATTTCGGGGGCGAACACTCTCAAAGGTGCTTTCAAACTGTTCGGGTTGTAAGCGGTGATGAGCATGTCCACCTCTTTCAAACCAGTCAAACCACGGGTGATCAACTCAACCGGGTTCACGAACTGGAAATCGGTGCCCTGCCTGGACATCGCCACCACCCACGACGATAGACGGCACGACGAATCACCGGAACACGACTTCACCCATTCGCACGCCAACTTCGACGCGGCAACCAGCAAAGCGTCAGGAACAGGACGCCCACGAGTATAGGTGACTTCGAAACCTTCACCTGGAACAGCGTTCATATCCGGGCACTCAGGCCAGCATTCGGTGGTGTCGGTTCGGACCAGCCACTGCTGATCCAACACGAAATAGGTGTCCGGATCGACAACGACACCATCGATCGTCACTTCGACAATCGAATTGACCGGACCATCCAAGCGAACAGCACAGTCCGGGATACACGAACACATGCCAGAACATCCGCAGACCGCGTTGTACCACAAACCGTTCAGAATGTACGGCTGCCACACGCTGCCGCCCCACGACCAACCCAACCATTCGATACCGGTGTCGCATCTCTTCCAACCGCAAGGACGGACGGTGATAGGACACAAACCAAACTGGCGACCAGTAGCCGCCCACAAAAATGTGGAAGCGAAATCCTGGGCGGCCACCTTCATCGCCGGATTCGCGGCATCCCAGCATTCCCGGCAACATACCGGTTCCGGCAACGTCCACGGGCAGTTCAAAGCCATCAGTGCACCTCCGTTGTCATCAGCATAGTCGATGATGTACTACGATCATCTCATGGCTCTGGTGACAACGACAGTGAATGGCGAAATTCTCGCCCCGGTAACGAACGTTCCGGCAGTCGGCACTGTCACGTTCAAGATCCTCACAGAACTTCGCGACACGGTAACCAACATCGTCTACTCCCCGCAGACGTTCACGGCCACCCTCGACCTGCTCGGACAGTTCAGCATTGTTTTGCCATACACCGACAACGCCGACATCACCCCCGTCGACTGGACGTACTGGGTGTACGTCGACACCGACGTGTGGACCGAACTGTTCTACATCAGCTTGCCGACCACTTTGGGTGACCCCGTCGACTTCGCCGACTTGACACCGATCAGTTCAGGAGACGGCTCGGACTGCACCCCCGATGGGACAGCTTGCGCACCCATTTCGGTCGTCGGCCAGATCGCCGCCTTGCAAGCCGAACTTGACTCGTTGGAACTGATTGTTGCCGCGCTTCAAGTTGATGTTGCCGCGAACACCGCCGACATCATCATCATCCAAGGCCAGATCGTTGTCATCCAAGGCCAGATAGCAGCTTTGCAGGCAGCTGATATCGCACTCGACCTGGCGAAAGTCAACCGGTCCGGCGACACCATGACCGGTGACCTGATCATCAACGCCGACCTGACCGTTACAGGCATCACCACCACCTCGTATGCCGGGATCACCGGCGACATCACCGAAATGATGTCAACAGCCTTAGGAACCGGAGTCATCTCCGGTGGTGTGCTGTCCATCAACGTCAACCCGACCCTGATCGACATCAGCGCCATGGTCGGCTACATCGTCGACTACAACTCATCCGCGCCGATCACACCTACCAATCCGAGCTTGGTCAAGGTCAGCACACCCGCTCAGGTCGGTTTGGCGTTGACCGGACCGCCGACACAGTTGGCGACGTGGTGGCTCGTCGACTCGGCTGGCACATTCATTCAGCAGGCGTTCGGGCCGACAAACATTCAAAACCGGACACACATCGTTCTCGGTGCGACACCACGGGTCGGTGGTGTCATCATCGTCGCCCAGTCGATCCCGACCGTCCTGTCGCAAATCCCGAATCAGCTCGTCGACCTGATGCAAGGACTTGGTCCGTTCTCGACGACAGGTAACATCCTGTCCGCGAACGGGGCAAACTTGACGGTCAACAAAACGGCCGGAACGTTGTTCATCCGAGCTTTCAGTCAGATATCCGCCTACCAGAATCCGAACGCGTCTACCCTCCCGGCGCAGATCCCTTGTACGTTTAGGCGCGCCACCGCCACCACCGTTCTTGCCCCACTGCAAACGACCATCGATGTCGGCAACTACGATCCGGCTGGGTTAGGTGTTGTCACCCCAGTCGGTGGTGGAGCGAACACGTCAACAAACTTCCGAATCTACGGATTCGGCACCGCCGGAATCACCGACCAGATCGCCGTCCAATACGGTCAGAATACTTATTCCAGCCTCGCGAACGCGGTAGCCGGAATCGGATCTGGCAACTACATTCCCAACCCGGCGTTCGCCGCCGGTGCCCTACTGGGATGGGTGACCGCAACCCGCACGGCGGTTGACCTTTCCAACGTCACCCAGGCATTGTTCACCCCTGCCGCCAGATTTGCCGCCCCGTAAGGATTATCGATGGCTATCGAGGAAACCCACATCCACTGGGACGGATCGGCTGTTTCGACGCTTACTGTCGCAGGTCAAGAACTTGAACTGACAGCTGAAGTCAGCAATGCCGTCATCGTCCACGTCGACCCTATCGGCACCATTCGTGTCCGGCTCAACGGTTCGATTCTTACCGGACTTGCCATTCCCACGAACGGCTGGGAAGTGATTCCCGGAACCAGTCCGGTGCTGGAAGCGAACTCCGGTGGTTTCTACACCACCGGCTACATCCGCATCCGTGAAGCAAGCTCGCGTTTTGTGGAAAAAACCGGCGACACCATGACCGGTGACCTGATCATCTCCAACGCCTACCTGCGGCAGAACCGAACTGTCGCGGCAGGTGCGGCAATCCCCTCACCGCTGCTTCAGATCGACTTCACGACTATTCCGTTGATCACCGACCCAAATATTTGGCAGGTTTCTGTCAACGGGTCGGCGGCAAACCTTTCCGGCTGGATCAACGAAGTCGGGCATTATCGGGCCGAGCAGCGCACCAACTACTTGTTCGACCACAACATCACGTTGATCGCCAGTTTTGCTGTCGGCACCGGACGGCTGATCAGGTTCGAACGCCGTGATGGCGCGAACGTTCGGCAGATCACCGGCGGAATCGACCAGGACGGTCGACTTGAAACGTCTCTGTACGCGTTCACGACGATCACGAACATCGACCCAGGTGCTACCGGAAAGTACACAGCAGTTGTCGCCGGTGGTATCCCCACCATTTCGGTGCGTCGGGAATTCAACGACATCTGCCGGTTGCAGGGACGTATCGCCGTCACAGCGGCCGGAACAGTTTCCGGTGATGTGATCATGGTCATTCCGGCGGGTTTCATTCCCAACAAAAACCGGTGGATGTCTGTGACAAGCTCAGGTGGTGCCGCTATTCCGTGTGAGATCATCAACGGTTCCGGTAATGTTGTCGCCCGCAGAACCCAGGCTGGTGCCGCCAACCTCGCGTTCGACGACTTCACCTACGTCACCAGCTAACAGCAGGCGCTGTGCGCGTACACGACATACATCATTGAGCGTGGAAGAACTGTGTCCGCAAGGATCGGGGATATATCCAAACCCAATTCCAGAAACATGGCAGAAACGATAGAGGTAGGCGCGGTCGATACGGAGGCGACGATCGGGACGTCCATGAACGCCACCTGCCCGAGAATGATCATGCCGTCAGCGCCGACTGTTGGTGCGACAATCGGTTCCAAGGTCAGAACTACTGGTTCTGGAATTAGTTCCAGCGGACCAGCTAAGAACGGTGCGGGAAACGGTGCGATGTCAGCTGTCAATTCAATGACTTGAATGCCGAATGCGACCGGCGAACTGGTCGAAGATTCGGTGACAGTCAACTCCACCGACATTGACCCAGTGGTCATCGGTGAAGTGATCGCCGGACTGATCCCTGCCGTCAACTCCACCGACTCGGTGCCGAACGTCAGCGGCGACATGATCGGAGTGGACAAGGCGATGTCTAGGAGTGGTGCCAAAACCACCAAGGCGTTCAACGCTTGCGTTGAAAGCAAAGTTGTCGCCGTTTTCGAATACGTTCCAGCAACCACTGTTCCGTTTGTGTCATCGACGGCGTGACTGACATTCAACAGGATCAGTAGACCACCGGTCAGGTCTTGACGTTCGCTGTCACCCGCTGATGGAGTCCAGCCTAGGGCGAGAAGGTTTCGTCCGGTCCACGAACTGACCAGCCACGCGTTGTCGGGTGTTGTCAGGCTGGGTGTCGTATGCGATGTCAGCGACACCCCGTCAGCGTTCTGGGCTGCGTTGTAGACGACTCCGACACCACGGCCAGCCCAGCAGGTGGTGACGTACGCGGCCGATGTGAACGTCCACGTCCACGATGCCGGTTCACTGGACGCTGTTTTCTTGTACAGTCGGCATTGAAGGGTTGTTCCGACGGTGTTGGTGCCAAGTGATTGTTCAACCCAACCGGCGGGTGCGGTGATGGTGCCGGTGTGGCCGATGGAAACGAACACCAGCAGCTGATCACCGTCGACCACGCCGACCGGTTTGGTGACAACCGCTGATGTTCCTTGCGCTAAACCGTTGGCCACACCGGAAGAACCGACAAAGCTGATAGCGGCCATGGCTAGGGGCAGGATCCGGCCAGCTGGTAGACAAACGTCGTGATCGCTACGTTAATATTTGTCCCATTCGGCAGTACTGGCAGACCGGCCATGGTGTCGATGTAGGCGATCAGCCGGGAAGTAGCATCCACACCTGTGTGCCGGTACAAGATCAGCGCTTCGGACAGCGGACCAGCCACGCTCGGAAACACAAAAGGATCATGATCAAACACGCCGTCGACAATAGTCTTTCCCGAAACAGCGAGACTCACCGAAATTCTGGCCGGAGCAGCGACCGACGTCAGAAACTGGTGCGAAGAAGAGAACGCGTACGACCCCGTATCAACCAGAATATATCGGCAATCATCGGAAGTCATATTGAACACACCGGTCAGAACACCATCGAGATATGGAAGATACAGCGAGTTGGCCACAGCCTGAATCCTTGCCGGTCACCCCCGTGTAGAACTGCGCCCATCATAGATCCTTTCCCGACACAAAGGAAGGGGCCTCCTGACCACGGGGATGAATCAGGAGACCCCAGACTTCAGGATCGAATTAGCCTACGGCTTTCTCACCTTAGTACACGTAAACGTTCCCCGAAGTAGCGCCCGTCAACTGGTCGAAGAACACACCGGTCGCGGCACGCAAACCATTCGTGCCATAAGACACCAAGGCGGTTTCGTTCGCCGCCATGTTCCGGCACGCGATCTGGTTCGGTGCCGCAGCCGTGACAGCGTCGAACACCTGCCACTCGGCGGCAGCACCAGCAGTCTCAGCAGCCAAAATGCTGTCAACGGAAATCGCGCCGGTGTTCAGGAGAAGGTCGGCACCCGCGAACGGAAGAGCCTTCAAGCTGCCGGTGCTGCCCAAAGTCACCGAAATGACAATGTCGCCACCGGTTGCCAGGACGGTAAGACCGGTAGCGAACCGGATACCCATGTCCCAGTTGGCCTGGAAACTGCCGTTTGCAGCCAGGCGAACGGTAGCGATCAAAGCGCCTGATGCTGCCGTGTTCGCGAAGAACTCTACAGTGACCGGGGCTGCGACAGCCGTCGTTTCGGACACTTCGATGTTGAACAAACCACCTGCGCCGGTACGGAGTGTGGCATTACCAGCAGCGGCGATGTTTGCGGAAACGTGCGAGAGAGCCATTTGGTACTCCTTTGAGGGTGATGCGGGTGCCTCACCTGGAGAAGTGAGGCACCCTGAAATTTTTACGTGACGACGATGTCGGCCGACGTGTAGGTAGGAGACGAGAAACCGGTCGGCGTGAACGTGGCATTGTAGGTGCCAGCCACATAGGTATGCGTCAACGACGTACCCGAGGTGACGATCACGTCGGCGGAAGCGTCTCCCCACGAAACTGAAGCCGGAAGGATCGGCGCGCCCTCATCGTCTAGTGGGAACGTCATCGTCCGCAGCACAGCAGCCAGACCAGTCAGCGGAAGAACCACCAGTACCGCAGGCAAAGCCTGGCAACCGCACACACCCTCAGGTGGGGCGAGGGTGGTCCAGAAGAACCTCTTATGCACCTTCGGCCCGATCGACGTCAGCAGCGGGCCAGGAAGACCGGCATTAGCACCGGACTCGTTGATAAGCACATTGTACGGACCAACGCCCCACTGCGAGTTGCCTTTCGTGATCGCGTTGACCGTGAAAGTGGCGACCGCGTTCCCGAACGTCAAATCGGTGAGGACACCCTGACGCATGAACGGCAGAACACCATAACCGTAGACGATGGAACCATCGTCGCACCCTTCGTCTTCGGTGCCGACCCAAAACTCCAAAGCGAAAAACGACAAATCCTGCGAACCGACTTCGGTGTCCCATCCGACAGCTTCCGGAATTTCGGCGTCGTTGAGGACGATCGGGTCGGCGGTCATGATGTTCAACAGTTCCGGGTCAACCAGACAGAACTGTAGGTTGACCTCGTACCACCGAAGGATCGGACCCTTCGGCTTGTCGACGCAAATGTTACCGTTCGCGGTCAGCTGCAAAGCATCCTGGCGGTCCTGGTTCACTTTCGTCAACGTGATGTCGACGAAACCTTCAGAGGTTGCCGAAACGCACGCCGATTCGACAACAACCCCACATTCGTCGAGGCGGGTCACCCGAACAGCTGGTGCCCGGACAACACTGTGGCACTGTGCGACCATTACTGGCCCTCCACATTCTTCTTCGGGCGACCACGGCGAGGAACGGCGACGATAGTCGGGGTTTCCTCTTCAGTTGGCGCTACTTCGGTCCGGTTCGTGAATTCGACGAACCGGTCGTACAGTTCATCGGAGATCAGGAATCCAGGCTGTGGCCGGGAAACGTACTGAACTTCCGAAGGGTGAGCTGCCAGCAGCAGTAGATGCTGGGCGATGATGGTCAGGTTTCCCTGCTCCGGGACGATTGTTACGGCCACAATGTCACCGTTTTCGCGAAGATGCCGCATTCGAACGCGACCACATAGGGACGTTCGACCAAGGTCATCATCTGGTTCGTGGTTCGGTTGAACACGCCTTCAACTGGCGCGTCGATGATCTTCGAGTCGGGGCTGCGCCACACGGTCGTCTGACCTGTCGCATACATCCAGAACGTACCGTTAGCAGGGGCGACACCAACTGGACTCAAGTTCGCGTAACAACCGGCGGAAACAATACTTCCCATCGGGGTGCGCCACCGCAGACCGTCGAACTCGATCAGGTGCTCAACCTTCAGCTCGTTCAAAACGGCCAACGGTGCGTGGATGTAAGCTTGCGGCCCGTAACTTCCGGTGCAGTACACGGCATTTTCCAACTCCGACAACACATCGCCGACCGTGACACCGCCACCTGCGACAGTGACCGCAGCGGCATTGTTCGCCAAAGACGGTGCCTGAGCGAACGTTCCGGCCGAGAAAATCTGCTCGACAACGGTCTGTTCGACAGAGAACAAACGTTCACGAGCGAACCGGTTCTGTTCGGCGAAGTCGTAACCGACCGTCCCGCACTGAACGGTGGCGTAGACGACAAACGGAACGCCGACAACAGTGTTCAAGCCGGTACTGAACGTTTTCGAACCCAAACTGGTCAAACAGTTGACTTCGTATCCGAAACCTGGACCACAGACACCAGTCACATATCGCAAACCGCCGGTGATGGCGTGGTCCGGCAAATCCAAAGGCCCTACAGCAGCCTGAAGCAGTCCGTAGCGCAGCGGAAACTCAGGTGTCGGCTTGTCGATGAGCATCGGCGGCATGATCGCTACCATTTTTGTTCCACCTCCTCGAAAAAGTGGGAAAGTAACTCGTAAAGAAGAGGAGCCCAGCCCAAAAAACTGGGCTCCTTCTCCTTACTTGTTACGCGCAGGACACGAGACGCTGAGCGCCCGTGGAACCGCTCGGGCAGATCGGGACCGTGTACGCACGCGAGAACTGGCACATGCGCATCGGCTTGAAACCGTCCTCGACAAAAATCTGCGTCACCTTGTTCTGGGCCAGGTTCGTGCTGTCGTACACGAGGTCAAGACGGATAACCGACTGACGACCGACAACCCAGGTGCCCGGAAGGTAGATCAAGAACGCGACCGAGAACGGCAGCGACGTGATCGGGGTGGCGTTACCGGCCTGGTTCGCGGCTGCGAGAGCGCCCGGGTTGAACGCGTCCTGCCAGTCGTACACGAATTCGACGTTCGCGCCACGCTGGGAGAACATCGCCACCAGCTCGGAGTCCGCGATGTCGTTGTTCGCGCGGGCGTTCTCGCGAACGTAGTCGGCACGCAACTGGGCGAGAATCCAGTACGGCAACTTCACGTCGAACGACTGGTTCCGGTTGGTCCGGTACGCGTACCGAAGGTCCATCACAGCCATCTCGACAGCTGACAGCAGCTGGGAAAGGACAGTGCCGTCCGACGTCCACGGGTTGACAGCTGCCAAAGGAACAGCGGTGGACCCAGTGACGATCGCGTTGATGATCTCACGGTTGACGAGGTGAGCCATCGCATCCATGGCACCAGACACGAACGTGGACACGAACTCCGGGTAGCCACGGTTCTGCAAAAGCGAACCGGTCAAACACAGAGCGGCAACATTCAGTCGGTCATCGACAAACGTGGGACACGGAATGTCCAGGCACGTCTTCGCCGTACCCGAAATGACTTCGGCTTCGGTGAGGATGTTGTAGCCGGGGATCGGCAACACCAGGTCGTTGTTGAAGAAGTCCCCGAAGTCGAGCCCCTGGTTGTGGAGGAGTCCGCCACGGTTCAGGACCATCGACGGGAACGTCGCGATACCGTCAGCGGTGATCGGCGAACAGATCGAGTAGTCGGGCGGCGAAGGAGCACACCATCCGACGTTCGCAGCCTCCAGGGACTGGAGGCCGTTCGCGACAGCTTCCAGCTTGCTGAACGCCGACTCGTGGTCGTCGCGGGCAAGAATGGTGTGGGTGTCGGGGGCGTTGCGTCGGAACCGCGCGATAGTGTCCTGGGTACGAACCCGCGACACCTGCGACTTACCGGCATGCCCCATAGCCGCCTGGTCGATGGCGAGTCCAAGCTGCGCCCAGTCCATGACCTGGTTGTGGTCGACACGGTTGTGGTTATCGAGGATCAGAGGCGCGGCGGCGACGATCGAAAACTCTTCGAACGCCTTGCCGTCCTTGATATCAACGTCAGGCTGGTACGGTGCCACGTCGGCAACACCAGGGGTCCGAGCGACCGTTGAACCGGCCGCGACAACGGTTGCGGAAACCAGGTCGGTAGCACGGCCCTGCACGGACGGGGTCGTCACCGTGGACGCGGCGTCCTTGACACCGGTCTCGTCGAACTGGGGCTGCTCGACAGGGGTGTTGACGGCAGACGCCCGGACGGGGATCGGGGTGTTGAAACCGGTAGCGTTGGCTTCGCGGGCGTCAAGCTCGGCGTCGACATCGCCGATGAACGAAGCCAGCATGGTGATCTGCTCAACCTGCTCAGCGGTGGCGGTCTCCTGGGTAGCGGACGCGCGGATAGCGACAACCTCAGCCTCAGCGATGTTGCGCAAGTCTTCGAGACCTGCGACACCGAACTTGGACAGGTTGTCCTTGTCCGGGATGGTGAATGCCATGATGGATTCTCCTTGATGGATGGGAAGTTTCGGGTCGCCGACTCCGAAGAGCCGGTGTTTTTCCGGTGTTCTTCGGGTAGGTTCGAAACACATCACCCAGGTGTAAACATAGCCGACTTGGTCGGCTTTGTCGATCAACCTACAAAGTTGGTACTTCCCCCTTCCTCCAGGTGTCGGTGTGTGTTAGTGTTTAACCATGGAGCTGAGTAAGGGGCACCTCGAAGTCGTCATGGAACTGCTGTTCGACGAGCGACACAGACCGCAAGGCGGAGGCAACGCGTGTGGCAATGGAAAAACCCGCAAGGAGATGCTTGTCATGGTTGACGAGATCTACGACACCCTGTACTGCAAGTGGAAGAAGATGTGAGATGGAAGTTCCAGAACTGGAGAAGAACTCGCAAGACCCGACATGGCCGGACACTTATTCACCGTGTGAAATGTACGGCCACAACTGGTATGAGGATGAGATACCTCACCGCTGCGCAGAATGTGGATATCAAGAAAGACTCTGAAAGGAACGGAAAATGAAACCACTGTGGTTACTCGACATCGACGGTGTCGTCAACGCGGTCCCGTTCATCCTCGACGACACACCGAACACGTGGCCTGAGAACTCCTGGATTCGCAAGGACGTATCCAACGAGTTCGGGACCTGGCCGATCCTGGCAGCGAAGCCGGTGCTGGATTTCATCACCGAAATTCACGAATCCGGGTTGGCTGAGATCCGGTGGCACAGTTCGTGGCAGGAAGATTCCTTGGACGTCGGTGACGCTCTAGGTTTGCCGACATTCCATATTCAGCCGTGCCTGGAAGCGATGAAAAACGAGAAATTTGGCTGGTGGAAGCTTCACACCGTGCTACGGGAACTGGCAGATGATCGAACGGTCCTGTGGACCGACGATGATATCAATGTTGAAATTCCTGGAAAAACTTTGGACATGCTCGGATCAACTGTCGGATTCAAGGTGGTCGTCCCGGCTTCTGCTACCGGTCTGACGCCGAACGATCTCGTAGATATCATATATTTCCTGGAGGAGAACCGATGATGTTCGTGGAAATGAGCGACTCGCAGGCTGATCTGCTACTCATTCTGGCCCGCGATGAGGCACGTAGCATCGAATCGGGGCACATCACTTACGACGAGCCCATGGAGGTCCTGGAGGATTTGTATGCCATCTTGGAGCAGCTGGCTAACGCGGGTGCGTCGTGACGGTCACCACATTGTCGACTTCTCCTCCGTGGTGCCCGAGAGGTCACTGTCACACGGAAATGGATGCGATGCTCGCCCTGGGCGAGGCGATCACGAAAGGTTACACAGTTACACCGGAAGTGTGGGAATGTGACTTGTGTGGCTGGTTTCATTTCGGGGCCGTCCGCAGAATTCCGGACCGCTGCAAGTCGACGTCGAAGGTTCCTTTTCCTACCGAGGAAGATGCTCGTTCTGCTTTGGCCGCTAGGATGCTGGCTGCGGCCAATGGAAATGTTCGACGCACCGAAAAGGGCATCTATCACTGCAGGTTCTGTAGCCGCTGGCATTTGACCAGCAACGAAGAGGGCAAATGAGTCATGAGATGCGTAGCCGTCAGCACAGAGTTTCCGGGGGTCATCGACGGAACAATGGTGTTTACGGTACTCGCGGGAACCATGCTGCCAAACCGGGATGCTTCCCCATCATTCTGATCATGATAGTTTTGCCGATCGTAATCGTGGCCGGTGGACTATACGCACTGAAAGGTTGATGATGAAATTTATCAAAATTGGCTTATGGGCCATCGCTTACGCCGCAACATTCTACGCACTCTTCGGTGCCGCCCACATCGAAAACCCGTTCATCGCCGTCCCCGTCGTCGCGGTTCTCGTTGGTGTCGCATGGTGGATTCTCCGAAAGGCAGGAAAGGTCGCCAATGACGTATGAACCACTCAAGCCTCGCAAGCCCGGTAAGACCGGCGGAAGTGCTTACAACAAAGTCAACCGGTCCACGCACGCGTCCGCGCGTGTGCATCAGAAAGCCAACAAGTCAGGTTGCCTCGGAATCCTCATCGTCTTCTTCGTGATTTCAGTCACGGTAGCCGGTGGAACTGTGGCCAGCCTGCTAAGCTGAACACATCAAACAATCACTTCGGTGAAAGTTCGGTCGTGCCAGACAGCCTCCAGAGATGGGGGCTGTTGTGGTTAAAAGAAGACCCCTGAGATCGGAAGAATTTCAGGGGTCTTCTTTGATCATCGGGTGACGGTGTAGCCGACCTTCGAAGCGGCAGACCTCATCGCCGCGTACACCTTGTCACGTTCGGCTTTCTCCTGCGCCGACGACATCACCGAAACCACGGTTCCGTCGGGCATCTTCGCGTCATAGGCACCGCTGACGCTTTTCACCTCATCCGGGCGACCACAACACATCACTTGCCCCTCTCGTCGAGCTTCTGTACTGCCTTGTTGAATTTTCGTGCGCGACCCTTCGCCAACAAACCTGACAGCAGCACATCCAGGTCGTTGACCATCCGGGTCATGTCTTCTTCTGCGGCGTTCAAGTTCTCGTTCGCGACCGCACCGTCAGCTAGAACAACACCAGCGGCGGTGATCGAGTTTACCTCGCCAGTTTCCAACGATGCCAGGATCGGGAACCCTGGAACGTTCACGGCCAAAGCGGCAACCAGTTCCAGGCTTCCGTTGATCAAACGCCAATCCCCGGAAATGGGCGACCGGCGCAGTTCGGCGGCCTGAGCATCCGACAAGTCGGACACCAGAGCGCCAGCTGCCCAAATGCCGAACCTGTTCTCGCCGACGTTGACGACAGCGGACACGGTGCCGGTGTTGTCGTAGTGGTCCACGGCAGGCTGGTAACGCATCCGTGGACCGGCATGACCGGTGCCCTGCGTGATCTTACCGACTTTGATCATGGAACCGTCGGCGGTCAAAACCTGACCATTTTTGAAATACTTATAGTCGGCCATCGTTCGGGGTGCCATCACACATTCGTTGCCGATACCGGCATGACACACACCGAAAGCGGCGATCAAACCTGCCACCCGACCATCCGGAAACACCGTGAACGGCATCCTGGCGTTCATCGTAGGCTCAGCGAACCAGGAAGCCGGAGGTGCGACGGGAGCGACTGAAGCTTCCACGGAGTCGTCTCCGTGCATCCTCGACTGGATGCGCTTCACAACCCCGGCAACCCGGTCCATGTCGGCATCAGGAATGTCGACACCGCCACGGGCACCACCAAGCACAGCGGCAACAGCGTTGACGGCGTGTGGAACAATCGTCAACTCACCGTCGATGATGTCAGCGATCGGCAGCTTGTAGGAACCTTTCAACTCCGGCTGTGATGCGTCGAACCACAGGAAAGCTTTCCTGAACTTGCCGAAATCGCCGTCTGCCCACGCGAACACCCGCGACTTCGCCGAACCGGAATCCCAGCTCCGATCATCGACGGCGATCGGCATCGAAGACCAGCCGGAAGAATTCACCGATGCCGTGACCACATCGAAAAAGTCCATGGACCATTCACCTTCCCCAACCGCCGAAGCGGTCACATCATCTCTATCATTTCCGCCACGCAACCAAGGCGGAGTTGTGCGAGGGTCCCCGTACGCTTCCCGCAGAACATCATAAATGTCGGTGACGACACCTTTCAACACCAGCTTCTCTTCATCTCCGACAACACCAGCCAAACCTCCGTGCGCACCGGAAAGGATGGCGGCGGCAGAGAACACGGCATGCGGAATCATGGCCAGTTTTCCGTTGACCACATCAGCGATCGGAAGACGGTACGAGTCAACGTTGTTCGCGGGACCTTTCGAGTTTCGCCACAGAAACGCCGAATTGAACTTGTCGACGGAAGGGCCAGCCCATTCTTTGATCCGCTCCACAGCGGCATCGGCGTTGAATTCGGTTTCCCGACCGGCGACCGGCATCTTCTTCCACGATGAAGAGTTCACCGACGCAGTTACCGTTGCCAAATTGGTTTCCCCAATGAAGGGGAAATCCATGTGGGCGTCGCCGAAATCTAGACGGACTCGGTCGAATATGACAGGTCCCATCCGATCCGTCAGACCTGCCATCGTCGACAGGTCGTCGGTATAGGCGACGGTCAGATGTGCCACCCAAGGTCTGTGTTGCGGAAAAATCTTCCCAAAACGATCATCGGCGATTCGGTGAATCCGGTCAACGCCCGCACCGGAAACTCCGAGAACGACGCAAGGATTCTCACTGTCGGGGTTGAAGAAGTTGACAGAGAAAACACTGCCGTCGACAGGGGAGAATTCGGAAACCAGTTGCCTGATCGACTCCGCGAAATGCTGCACCTGCGACGGCTCGTACATGTCGGCGTCGCCCAGAAACAGGAGGGTGACGTGAAGTTCGTCAGCTGGCAAACCTGATTCGACAGCTAGACGCTGAGCGTCTTCGACACGTGGAACCAGTGCGATCATCGCCCCAGTCTGTTCATCGGACACGACGTGCCTCCGTAAATTTGAGTCTGCACCGGCACGCGATGATATCGGCCGGGAAACCGTTGGGTGCTGCCGGATATCTTAGGGAAGATTTTCCCACACGAAACAAAGAATTGACAGGAATTGTGGTGCCGTCGACTTGTCGGTGAGTCGAACGAACACGACTGTCTTCACGGTCTGTCCACGTTTTCAACATCACCTTCCCGGTGGTCGCCTGGAAACGTTGAACAGCTGACAAACTTCCGGCTTCACCGAACCTTCTCGATTCGGTTTCGGCTATGACAACACTCCGATTCGGCCAATTGACAGTGCCGGTGATGCTCAGAATGTTGTTCACACGCGCAGAAATCTGAGCATTCGACTCGCCCCGATCTGTAGCGTCCGCCAAAGCTTTGATGACCATCCGATAAATTTCGTCGTCGACTTGGACAAGCAGGTTACGGGTCCGAGCCAACTGTTCGACCAGGATCGGGTCAGACGGGTTGAAGGGAATCCTCATACCCAACTGGGTAGCTGTTTCTTCCCATCCTCGCCGTGCGGCACGCATCAAGTCGGGAAGAATGAGGTCGACTTCTTTCGCCCACTCCTGATCCAACGCTGACAGCATTGTCAAAGACGGCTTCGGTGTGCCGAGAATGGCCGCCCTCGCTTTATCCAGCCACCTGGTCAAAGCCGCCAGAATCAGCGGTGCGGTAGCGGCGATAATCGCGGCTATCGCACCTTCCGACAGTCCGGTAGCCGAAGTTTCGCCTTCTGGTTGTGTCACCGGATTCCTCGCTCGTCCAGGAACGCCGCCAAAAGTCCGCGACTGTGGACCACTTCCCGAACCAGCAAGGAAGCGGTGTACGTCTGAAGATGCGGAACGATTCCGTCGACATCCACATCCAAACCTTCGAATGAGTCTTCGGCGGTCGCCCACGCCGACGCCAACAACACGTTCGCGTGATCATGATCGTTCACTTTGATCCGGGTGTGCAGAACGGTCGGCGACACATCTCGGAACACCGTCTTGTACGGTGCGGTGCGCAGTTTTCGACCAGCGACCGCCAAAGCCGCCAAAACGAGTGCGTTGGCGGCGGACACGACAGCAGACGGCTGCTCGGTCATTGACGCGATCAGCTTAGAAGGCTGTGTCGGTGGTTCACCGATGGTCTTCTTCAATACCGTCCGGTCGGGAACCGGCGGTGGTGCGGCTCCAGGCTTATCGAGGTCGCCAGGAAGGTCGGCTACCGCTGGAAGGAAGTTTGGAATGTCCAGGCCCAAGAATTCGCGGACACCTTCGGACTGCAACAAAGTCGGGTCCCGTTCGACGACCGCCCACATGTGACGTCGGTCGATTTCGTCTTGGCCAGGTGCTGCGGCATCGTTGAAGTTTCCAGCACGACGAACTTCTTCAGCCGAAATCAGTTCAGGACTCGTCTGGTACATGTTCAACGTGTCGACGAGTTTGTTCGCCGAGTTCGTCAACGGTGCCAAGTCGAAACTGAACGTGAACTTTGTCGGGTCCCGTCCGATAAGTTTCAAAGCCCTGTACAGGTAGGCGGTATTCAGGGCACCGCACACTCGGTTGAAACCGGGTGCGATCGTTTTGGTGGTGAATTCTTCGGTGCCCCACCACGCCGAGTTTCCGGTGAAGTACACTTTGCCTTCGTGTCGAGCAAGCCAGGTACGGTTTTCGGTGCTCGGACACCAGATCAAACCGGTGTGGGTCGCCCACTCCTTCTCGCATCCTCGCGCGGAGAAAGTGGTACGCGCGGTAGACACTCGTAGCCAGTGAAGCAGTTCGGTTCCGTAGCCGGTCTGCTGGTTGCGGATTCCGCGCGTGACTTTGAGACCGGCAATGATCGCCGCCTGCTCCAAAGCATTGAGGCGTTCCGGGTGAAGCTGGTAGAACATGTATCCGAATTTGACCCGCACCCCATCCCCGATTTCGATCATGGACTCCAGGAGGAGTTTGGCCTGACTGAACGTCAGATCGTTGACGAAATCCCTGCTGATCGCCTTATGGTCCTCGGTGTGCGCCAGGATATCTTGGGACTTGTACGTTCCGAGAACGAAAGCGACACCAGTTACGGTGCGGGTCGGGTGCACGTATTCAGCGAAGCCTTCCCGCCCAAAAACGTTGGTGAGGATGCGTCGCAGCTCGACGATTTCCCGCTCGTCAAATTTGGCGATACGGATATACGAAGTTCCGGATTTGCGGCGCAGAACAGTTCCGTCGCTGGTGAATGCCGCGATCAGGCGAACGAAGTCATCACTGAACTTGGCCTGCTCGGGAACATTCACACAGGGTGCGGCAACCTGAATTGAGTCCTGGTTTCCGAAACCTTCTCCGGAGGTTGTCCATCCACGCGCAATGCCCGCCGTGATGATGGGCCAACGGTGCCCGGTGGTAGACAGGGACGAATGTGAAGCGGACTTCATGGACAGCATCGGCTCGTCGACAACGTCGGCGCGGTAGATGTTGTCGACTGGCTGCCACTGAGATGCGCCGGTTTCGTGGTCAAGCGTCAAAACGATGTCGCCAACGTTTAGCTGGTCCTGGGTGATCCATCCGCGATCCCGAGTGAAGATTTCCGTCTTGTCCGTTTTACACCAATGATTCATGCCTTGCATAGCCGTGGAAGACAGTTGACCTGCGGGGACGTTCAAACCCCTGGCCATGTCTTCGATGAGTTCCCGGCGGTAGTCCATGGCCTTGTCGGACAGTGGGGTGTCGAACCGGATCGGCTGGTCTTTCATCGCCTTGATCGATTCGACGGGCGCTTCGAAGATGATCGGTGCGATCTGTGCCGCTGTTCCGTAACCGGAAATATTCGACGTCATCGCTTCGAAAATCAGCTGGGCGACTCCTGGCGCACCGGCCGGGACTCCGTTGTCGGCATCACCGGCGAACTTCAAATCGTCCGGTAGAGGATACAAGCAGCCGTTGGCGATTCGTGAGTTCAGTTCGGCGGACATGAACATTCGCAGCTTCTGCAGCTGGTTGAGTGTGATCAGCAAGGATCGGGTGGCACTGTCGGCGAGAAGTGGCCGTGCCGGGTGCGGAGTCCAAATTCTCATGATCACATCGGTGGCCGGATTCAGGGTTTCCCACACCCCGGCACCGAAGTCGACCTTGACCTTCCCTGCCCACTTTCGGACATACTGCGGGGCGACACACGTCCATTCATCTCCGGTGAACGTTCCGGAGCGTCCGATCAGATACGTTTCACCGGCAACAGTGAATGAGCAGCCGATAGAACGCAGGACGTCGGCGCGCATCATCGGGCCGCCGACAGCTTTCGACGCGATAGCCTGAACTTCAGGATCGTCGATCACTTCGCCTTGAACAGCCCCGTTGTCGTCTACGTGGTTGACTGTCAACCGGACCAGGGAGTACGCGGAACCGACGTAGTCTCCGGCATAGGACAGTTCACCGTTCGAGTCGTAGAATTCCCAAGCTTCCCGCTGCCAAGTTTCGTCGGTGTACCGGTGCATAGGGAACTGAGCTTCCGCCACGGTGATCCGGGTGGCGGAAGCCACAATTGCCGAAGGTGCGACAACTGCCACTTCGGTGTTCTTTTTGAAAGCCATGACTACTGCTCACCTCGGTGGATCAGGATGAAAGAAAGGTATGCGACTCCGAAGCTGACAGGAATCCAGGCACCCAAGGCGTCTACAACGCCCCACGATGGGGAGCTGTGAGCGACGGCGAGAACGAAAGCAAGGGTAGGGATTGGGGCTATCCACACCGAGGTGCATCGGTCGCAGTCTGTGGCGCGGGTCCAGAATCCGTACTGTCCGGACCATTTTCGAAGTCGAACCCGGAAAGGCGCGGTGATTTCGTCTGTGGTCACCAAACGCGTCAAGGATGCGACGGTGGCGACCAAGGCGATATAAGCGACCAGGAAGATCATGGATGAAGGTTAGCAGTGAAATGGTCGCGCATGGTAGCGGATGTGTTCGTCATAATCCAGCCACCTGAATACGCTGCGGGGAAAAGAATCTGACGGAGCGACGCTCACCGGCCATCAGGTGTCGGCAGGCATGCACAAGCGCATCCAAGCGGTCTGGCGACTCTTTCGAAGATGTCGGGTCCCAAGCCACCATCTCATCTTCGAGCAACTCGAACCGACTCAAATGGTGAACGCGACGCTGCTCATAACGGAGAGCAACCGGTTCGGCTCGAAGCTTTTTACCGTGGTTTGAGTGGACCGTTTTGATGGGCGGCGTCGTATGCTTCGGGAAGAACCCTTCCTCGATCATCTCCTTGTAGGTGTCGGTGAGAACCTTGACCAGCCACTGCTTTCCAAGGTTATCTTCCACCACGAGGGTGTCGGCGTTGTATCTGGCGAAGACGGTCCATGCATGACGGGCTGCTTCACCTCCGGAAAGCCGAACAGATGCGTCCTCGTGGACATACATGTGATCGTCGGTTCCGCGCGAGACGACGACGACGCCCATGAGGTCGCCGTCCTCAGCCCCGGTCAGGCAGGGGTCGACGCCTACGACTCGGTGCGAAATGGTATCAGGTGCGGACTCTCGGCGAGCTTCGTTGATCCACATCTGATTGAAGAGGGGGCCTTCCATGTCGTCGAGAAGTTCGCCATCGATTTCCTGGCGACCGATGGAAGTTCCGTCGTATTCCCTTTTGATCTCGGCGATGAAGTCTGCGGACAGGTTGGCGGCATTGTCGTAGGTTGATCCTCGAATAATCGAGACGAAGCCGTCTGTACGCTTGGACCACTCTTTGAGCAGTTTGATGGGCTTCGGGGTGGTCGTGACGAATGCTCGCGGCCTGTCGCCTGGAATGGATGCGCGAAGGGCTGGATAGATACCTTCCTTCCAAACAATGTCCGGGTTATCCCATTTTACGGGCTCATCACAGTTGTGGATCAAGATGCCTCCGGTGCCAGCACAGAATTCGCTAGCACCGGAGACGGTAAGGTCGAACACATCAGTTGGCTGGTCGACCTTCTCGACGCGCAGCGCGACGGTCGGCCTGATCGATACGCTGGGCTTCTCGACGGCAGTCCGGCCCACACCACTTGGCCCGCATTCCGATAGAGAAATAGGGTTCTCCGCACTGCGCGCAGACAACACGCTTCGGCTCTCGAACTTCCCAGAATTTGATGAGCTTCTGCCGAGACTTCTCGCCTCGGCGAGTGGATTCGAGCCATCCCGGAAGTCCTCGCTCTTGTCGAGTGCGTTCCGCATGATCGGCACTGCTGAGCAATTCGAAGTTTTCGAGTCGCTGATCCCAGGTTTTCCTATTGACGTGGTGGATCTCGTGGCCGTCCGGGATGGGTCCATTTTCAGCGATCCACATGCATCGGTGCAGCAGTGATCCGTCTCGACAGTAGTGATATCCCTTCTTCTTGTTGTAGTACCACCGCTCGTTGTCCCACTCGTAGTAAGCAGGGGCTTCGCTGGGAATTGCGGACTCAGGCATGAGTACAGGATATCATGTGGCTTGATATCGGAAGCCTGGACCCACCCGTAGCTGGTGAGAATTAGGTGCTCTGCGGTAACTTCCAAACTTCCTGATTCCGTGACAAGGCGTACGACACCGACGTTAGTCCTCGTCAAGTTGGAGCGCGAGACAGTCGCCCACCCCTTTCGCGTGACCACTTCGTCTCCGACGACGACATCCTCCACGGGAACTTCCCCACGAAGAGTCTGAATCACCTGACCTCGCGCTACACACCAGACGTCGGCCAAGTTCAGCCCACGAGTGGCATCTGGGGACGCGCCGGTAAAGTGGATTTTTGCCCCGGTTTCCAGCATGACGATGCGGGGCTTCGGTGAACGGACGTATTCGTAGTCCACATCCAGGCGATACCCCCGACGTTCAAGGACGCGAAGGATACCTGAGGGGCCTTCGATACACGTGGTTCGAGTGTCGGACAGGTTGTATGCCAGAACACACCTTTCCGTGGGGAAGCCTGAGCTGTCGTAAGGGTATTCAAGTGTGCGTTCAACGATCCATTCAGCGCCTGCTTTAGTTTTCCCGAAACCTCTTCCGGACATCATTAAATGTACAGTCCAGTCCCCTTTGGGCGGTACCTGCTCAGGTCGTTGAGTAAACCACCACTCGTCCCGCGCCATCTGAATGATCATCTCCGGGTCGAGAGACGCCAGGATCAGTTCCCTCTCCTCCGGGTCCATCAGCTTCATCTTCTCTTTCAGGCTCATCCCCATTGATCAAGCATAGTTGACTAAGTGTGCGAAAACCACCGCTTGCCATCACATGTGCGTAAGTGATAGTGTGTAACTCTAGGAAGAGGAGCTCCCAGCTAGGAGTAGCCTCCTCTCCCCGGTCACGTGTGCGAGTTGTACCTCAGGTCGGTAGAGGACGGTAAGCCTAGTAGTAATGTCGTGAGACAGAGGACCCGCAGCCGGTGGTTCAAATCCATCCGCTCGTACACGCAAGCCCCTGTGGCGGAATGGCAGACGCCGTTGATTCAAGATCAACTATCTTCGGATGTGCGAGTTCGAATCTCGCCAGGGGTACGAAAAGGAGAAATGGAAACGAATGCGTAGACTTCAAGTGCCGGGAACAGACTTGATCGTCGTCGATGAAGGCAGTGAGTGGTGGATTTACCGAAACCAAGACGGCAAGGTGATTCTTTTCGACAGCGGCGTCGCCCGCACCCGTTTCGGAATGAAGTTCGCTGTTCTTCGCCGAATCGCCCCGCTCATGTTCAAAGACGAACACCAGACCCATGCCACGACTTCTTGACCTGTTCTGCAAACAAGGTGGTGCCTCACACGGGTACCACCTTGCAGGCTTCCATGTGACCGGAGTCGACAGGGAACCGCAGCCACGTTACCCGCACGCGTTCATCCAAACCGATGTTCGAGATCTGGACCCGGCCTGGATAAGGAAAAACTTTGACGTGGTGACCGGTTCACCACCATGTTGGGCGCATTCGGATCTGGCGTTCAGATCTGGCAAAGAATATGAAGATTTCATTCCCGAATGCCGTCACCTGATGACCGAATCCGGTCTGCCTTACGTCATCGAAAATGTGGAGAAGTCCCCACCCATCAACCCGCTGATGTTGTGCGGCACCATGTTTCCTGGACTTCGGGTGATCCGGCACAGACTGTTCGAGTCGAATGTTTCGCTAGTCGCACCAGGCCCCCATGTTCGAAAGCATACGCTGGTGTTCACCATGGACAAACGTAAAGATCATTACGGGAGACTGAACGAATGGGACGCGTTCGTTTCCGTGAACGGCGGTGGCAACTGTTCGAAGAAGGCTGCTGCTGACGCCATGGGCATCAACGAGCATTGGATGACGAAGGACGGCTTGAACCAGGCGGTCCCTCCGAAGTTTACGGAGTGGATCGGTCGACAGTTAATGAAAGGTTTTAACCATGTTTGTTAAGTTGCTTGCTGGAACTCAGATTTTCGATGCCGAGAGCTGGAATCCGGTGTGGAAGCCTGAGCCTGGCGTGTCGGACGCTGAAACACTAATCGAGTTTTCTGGCAGAAATTGTTACCAGTCGTGGGATCGCCCGAATCGGGCCACTGCCACGAACGCCGGATACATGAAGAATATTCTCGACGTGGGCCACTTTTCCGTCTTGGAACACAGTACGGCAACGTTCCTGTTCGGGGGCGTGTCGAGGTCGCTAAGTCATGAGTTTATCCGAAGCCGTCACCTTTCGTATTCAGAATTGTCGCAGAGGTTCGAGAACATGGAAGACGCCGAGTTGGTGACACCCCCCGCCTACTATCGACATTTTCCTTTGGATGCGATGATGGCGTGGCGTGGCAAGCGTTTCAATGAGATCAAGGAAAACTATGCGACTGTTGTCGACTTCCTAGTCGGGAAAGGTTTGACGCGTAAGCAGGCCCGTGAAGCCGCTCGCGCTGATCTTCCGAACGCCACACAGACTCGAATTGTCGTGACCGGTAATTTCCGAGCGTGGCGGCAGTTCATCGCGATGCGGGCTACCATCCACGCTGATGCGGAAATCTGTGCTGTGGCGGTGGAGGTGTTGCAGAATCTTCAGGTTCACGCGCCGAACGTTTTCGGTGATTTCGAGTTGTCGGTGTGGTCCGGTCCAGGTAGTGATGGTCGGACATACGCCCACTCTTCGGTGAGCGCTCCATGCTAGACTGGTAAAGCTGCCCGACCTGGTGGTTTGTGGATCACGTGATTACAGTCGCGTGGTCCACTTTTTTGTTCCTGCTTCACACTTGACATCAAGTGTCGGTCCATGTAGGTTTGTGACATGAAGAAGATGGCAGCGGTAGCTACGGCGACGATCCTCCTCCTCGCCGGATGCAAAGAGACCGGTGATACCGGACTCGGAACAGTTCAAGAAGTTCACAACACGAAGGCCGGTGGCGAACTGACCGCCGAATGCCGAATCCGTGTAGCGCCCGTTTCCGGCAAGCGCGGATCGTACGGCAAGTGGTTCACTGTTCCAGCCGCCGAGTGCGAAAACTGGCATGTCGGCGACACCTACCCGAAGGAGAATTCGTGACTGACGTCGAAGTCTTGTGGTGTCCCCGCGATCCGATCTTCGACAGCGACGGAAACTGTTTGAGCGCTGTCGACTGGCTCGGACACCGTTTCTGGGTCGGCGACCAGGTCGTGTACTGCATGAACGGTCCGGTGATGGGTGTCGGAATTGTTGTACGACTCAGATCTGAGCATCAGGAACGTTCCCGGACCGGTCGAACCGTGAAAGATGTCGACGAGTACCGGTCGGCGTGGGACCTGATCAAAGTGTGGGTGTTACCAGTGAAGTCTTCCGGCCATAAAAAGTCGAAAGCTCAGACGGTCGAAGTGAAAGCTCTGACTGTCACCTGGATTCCCCAGGATTTTGAGGAGATGTGCCACCTGACCGACAACCTGAACCGGTGCGAAGGTGGTCCGATGGGCCCCAACCACAAGCACAAGTTTCCGTTCATCTACTGAAAGGCAAAGAAATGACGTTTCGGCAGGTAAGGCTTGATCTTGACGAGCGTCGACTGTTCGCGGAAAGCGAACTGGATTACATTTGCGAAACGCTTCATCTCGACAAAGACGGAAAGCTACTTCTTGCGGCTTTCGCCAATGTTCTGATCACCTCTTCGTACAACAAAGGCTACGAGTTGGCGTTCAGGACCCTTGCGGGAATTGGTGAATGATGCCCGCCCAGTTGCCTGGCATGCTGTGGCGTGTTGTCATCCGCTACCCGAACGGTCCAAGCGTGTGGAATTCTCCGAAGTCGAAAACCTATTCCGATGAGTCGATGGCTTTGGCTGCGAAGCGATCCGCTGAGAAGTTCAACGGAGTCGCCAGGATCTTCGTTACGCACTGCGATTGGGTCGAGCAGCAGTAGGTCCACGCTGATTCTGGTATTTCGAGTCCAGTCTTTCGTGTCCGTAAGGATTGAGGGCTGGACTCGCCAGCTCCATGATCACTAGCTGAGCGATCAGCATCCCAGGTTCGAGAAGGACCCTCTTCGGTCCCAGGTTGCACAACTCCAAGGTGATCTGACCGGAGAAGCCAGGGTCGATCCAACCGGCAGTCTGGTGTACAGACAAGCCCAGTCGTGCCCACGTTGACTTCCCGGACACTTCCGCCACCAGGTCGGCAGGGATGGTCACGGTTTCGACGGTGGAGAACAAGGCGAAGTCGCCACGGCCGAGAGCGATGCTGTCGAACTTTTCCGGTTCGTCTTCGTCGATGTACCGGACGTAACATCCGAGCATCAGATCGTAGGACGCTGGCTGAACCTGCTTCGTGTGGAACGGGTCGATCCCTACCCGTCCGCCGACGACAGCTCCGATGATGTCCACGTCGGAGAAGATCATCGCATGACCTGATGGGCTGTTTCGAAGATGCCGGTGAGTTCCTGTGCGGAGGATTCAGCGGCAACCCACGAGTCGAACGGTCCGCAGGTTCCGGTGATCGTGGCCGCGTACGGAAGGTGGACATTGATTTCTATCCACCACGCGGTTTCCGGGATGGGCCACCACCAACGTCGGATGTGAGTGTCAGAATACACGCGTACACCTGTGCGAATGTCCATGTTTCCCCCGTGAGGATCTGAGTCGCGGTGATCGGATTCGAACCATACCAGCATCCCAGGAAGGTCGCCACTGTTCCTGGTGAGATGTTCGACACCGCCGGAACCGTTGGGACCGTCGCATCCTGCGGATATGCTTGAGGCACGACAAGGAAACGGGGAGGCGGATGGCAAGTTCACCACTGTGCCGCAAGTGCGGAAAAATCCTCGATGTCAAACTGTACGTCGGCGGAGGATTCGAATATCACGTGTCGTGCGCACCTGATGATGTGCTGGTTCCGGGAACTGATGAAACTTTCGGCGACCTCGGTTTGCGCGAGTCGATCGGGCAGATCATCCGTTGGGGTGCCCAGCAGTCTGAACGGTCGAAGCAGGTGGCGCTCGGATGTTCAGAGATCGGTGATCCGTGCGAACGGAAAATTGGTATGACAATGGTCGGGTTGGAAAAAACAAACTTCACCGCCGACCCGTGGCCTTCCATTGTCGGAACATCCATTCATTCTTGGTTGGGCGACACGGTCAGCGCCTACCAGAAAAAGTTCGGTGACGAAGGTTGGATTTCGGAGTTGGAAGTTTTGGCTTCGGACTGGTTACCGGGTCATGTGGATTTGTATTACCGTGGAACGGTTTTGGATTTGAAGAACCCTTCACGGGCGAATGCCGCCAAAATGCGCAAGCATGGTATCGGCGATGTGTACGAAGCGCAGATCCAGGCGTACGGGCGTGGTGTGAAACGTTCCGGCCGTCCAGTTGATCGTGTAGGTGTTCTGATGTTGTCTCGTGACGGAAACTTGAAAGACATGTGGTGCAAGACGTGGCCGTATGATGACGAGTTTGTTGATCGGGCACTGCAGAGGGTCGTCGACATCGGCGACTTGTGCATCACCGCCGATGTGGAGAATCATCCAGAAAATTGGAAGATGATCCCGCCGTCACCTTCCAGGCTGTGCGGTTGGTGTGTGTTTTATGACAGCAACCTGTCAGCCCCGTCCGATAAAGGTTGTCCAGGTCGTTTCGACGACCCTATGGATGACATGTTCAGGAAATAACCAACCAAAAGGAGCGCCCGATGGGCATGTTCGACGACGACAACACGTTCGACGAGTTCGAAGAGTTTTTCTCCGGCGGAGGCGGCCCGAAGGGCATCTCCTGGAAGCTGGCCCGGAAGGGAGACTCCGTTACCGGAACGATCTTCGACATGGACATCCGTGACAAGATCGACCCGAACACGAAGGCCGTTCAGATGAACGACTACGGCAAGCCGAAGAAGGTTCTGATCCTGCACCTTCTAACGGACCTGCGGGACCCGGAGATCGAAGGTGACGACGGCACACGTCGAGCGTTCCTTCAGGGCAACGCGTTGTTCGAGTTCAAGAAGTTCCTGTCCGACAACGGCATCGGAAGGCCGCTGCGCGGTGGACGTTTCTTCCAGCAGCTGACAGGTACGAAGCCGACCAACTTCGCTTCCCCACAGAACCTGTTCGTCTGCAAGTACGGTGCACCGACCACGGAAACACTGGCGGCAGTTGACGCGTACCTGGCGAAGAAGAAGGGCGTAGCAGTGAACACGCCCACCGATCCGTTCAACGTTCCAGAGCCTACCCCCACCGCCCGTCCGACCACATTGAATTCGATGCGTGCCGGAGGCAACGGCGGTTTCGATGACAGCCCACCTTTCTGATTCTGACATGTCGGTCGAACGGTTCACCATGGGCCGTTCGACCGGCACCTTCCTCCTGTCACAAATCGGAGAATAAGTCCATGACCGAACATATCCTATGGATCAAAGACGAAGACGCCGACGAGCTGCGTTGGGACGACGACGACGAACCGATCGAATGTGAAACCGACGACGGTAGCCTTGCCATCTTGACCCATGTGGCCAGTGGGCTGAATCCGGAACGCGAACGTTGGGAGGTCATCTACGAAATGGTCGTCTGCGATCAGGAAGACCGCCTGTGGATGCGTGGATACTCCAGCCCGGCCACCGAAGGGCAGGAGGGGCAGGATATCTGGACGTACGACACGAGATCGCGCGGCAAGTCGGAACATTCAGCCCCGTACTGGGTCGGTTTTCGACCCGCCAAGAAGATCACCAAGACTGTCATCGACTACATTTTCATCAAGGAGCACCAGTGAACGACAATATTCTGTGGATCGCCGACCACGACGCCGAGTTCCTGATCGGCGCTGACGGTTACCCGTACGACTGCGTATGCGACGATGGCACACCGGTCGTGTTGTACAACGTCAGCGACGACACGAAGCTTCGACACACTCCCGGTTCCATTGTTCGTCTTCTCGTCATCGCCGATGAGAAGGGCGACTTGTGGGGCACTGAATGGTCAAGTCTGCGCAGCGGATATCCGGGCTTCCTGTGGAACGGTGGCATGACAAAGCACCGCAAGGATGACGACCGAGGAGACGTTCCCGTATGGGTCGGTTTCACCCCTGTCGAGGTTGAGGTTGTTCAGAAGACCGTTTACCGTTTAAAGGACGCATCATGACAGAGTTGACGACCACCGACGTGGCCGAATGCTTGAAGGATCTTGAGCGCAACCTGCTTTTGGATGCTTTTTCCAAGCAGAAGCCGATCGAGGTGTTCGTGAAAAACTGGATGGGGCAGGGGCGTCTGGATTCCGGTGTCACGGTTGAGGAGATGATGGAAGCCGTGTCCCACATGGTCGGGGAACGTCTGGCACCCGCTCGAAACCGCCCGGTTCCCGTGGTGGAGTATCAGGCCCCAGTCGGGTAGGCTGAACTCCTCGCCGCTGATTCGACGGGGGTCAGCGGACACAAAAAGCAGGGCCGCCTGTGATCGACGAGATCGGCGGCCCTGCTTTATTCACAAAAACGAATATCCCCAGTATACGTGGGGTAGGTGGGATGGTGCAAGTTGATCTCAGAAAATCCTCACCTCGAAGCGGCGCTCGCATGGTTCGACGCCGGATGTGCTGTGATCCCGGCAACAGCGGACGGCATCAAGAAACCGGCCGTGAACTGGAAAGCGTACTACAAGTACGTCCCGCCGACCCGCGAGAAGACTATCGAGTGGTTCACCGAGCACCCGGAGTGGGGTGTCGGGCTACTTCCGGGAAAATTTTCCAACGGCCTCGAAATGGCCGAAATCGAAGCATGTCGGATGGATTCTGACTATCTGGACAAGGTCCGAACTGAAATGTACAGCCGTGAAGTCGGTGCACTGTGGGATGATCTTCTCGAACTCGGCTACTGCGAATCGACACCGTCCGGCGGAATCCACATCCTGTACCGGATCGAAGGCGTCGACATTCCCGGCAACCACAAGCTGGCCACCGACTCTACCGGCACAGTCACCTATGCTGAAACTCGCGGAACCGGCGGGTTCGTCATCGTCGCCCCGACGTCCGGAACTGTTCACCCGACAGGCGACTCCTGGTCTGTTCTCGCAGGAAACATCGGTGTTATTCCGGTGATCGGCTGGGATGAGCGTTGCGCCATCCACGAAGCTTTGACTGCCGCCCTCAACGAACGCGTACGCGAAGTACGCGAATTTCCCGCACCACGTGTCACACCTTCCGGAAAACCGGCGTCTCTGCGTCCTGGTGACGACTTCAACGCACGCGGCGACTCCTGGTATGACCTGCTGACCCGCAACGGTTGGTCGTTTCATTCGATGTCCGGTGGTCAGGAATGGTTCACCCGACCGGGCAAGGACCCGCGTGACGGGCATTCGGCGGCTACGAACCACAACGGTCAGCCTGGACTGTATGTGTGGTCCGGCATGCCGCAGGAGCGGGCGTATGACAAGTTCGGCGCTTTGGTCGAGTTGGAGTTCAACAGCGACTTCAAAGCCGCTGTCAAATATTTGGCAGGTCAAGGCTACGGTGATCAGAAGGGGTTCGAGCCGGTGAGTGACATTTCCGACTGGGCGACGGTGGAACGTGTAGCTGTGGTTCTCGAAGCCCGTGATGTTCCGGAGCAGCAGACTTCACGCCCGTACGTGAAGGAGTACAACCACCTTGGAGTCGCCGCGTTCGCTCAAGCAACCATCGGTGACAAGTTCCGCCGGGTGTCGAAAGAGAACGCGTGGCGTTTCTACGAGGATGGCCGGTGGGCGGAAGACGACGACGACAAACTGTCTTTCCATCTCGACAAGGTCACCAATCACATCAAGGTCGCCAAGGACAAAGACTTGGTAGACGCCAAGGCTGGCGGGGACAAGGACGAGATCGCCTCCGCAAAAGCTTTGGCGGCGTTCGCGAACTCTTTGCGGATGAACAGGGGCATCAAGGATTTGATGGAAACTTTCGGCAGGCAGAAGGGAATCTCTGTTTCGCCGGAAGCTTTCGACGCACGCCAGGATCTTCTGGTGCTCGACAACGGCACTTTCGACTTGTCGTCGATGGCGTTGCGCGACCACGACCCGAAAGACATGATCACTAAGCGTATCGGCGTGTCGTACGATCCGGACGCTACATGTCCGCGTTGGGACAAGTACCTAACGGAAGCCCTTCCTGACCCTGAACAGCGCAAATACATTCAGCGGGCTGTCGGTATGACGATCCTGGCGAAGATGGACGATGCGGCATTCTTTGTTCTGCACGGATTGACCGGGTGTGGGAAGTCGCAGTTCGTGAACGTGATGCGCGAAGCCCTCGGCGAATATGCCGCAGAAGCAGCACCGTCGACTTTTCAAGCATCCAGATTCGGCGGTGCTGGCAACGGTCCTACCGACGACATCCACAGCCTCCGTGGGGTCCGGTTCGCTTCGGTGTCGGAAACTGAAGAGGGTGAGGTTCTGAAGGAAGCTCTCCTGAAGCGGGTGACTGGTGGCGACGAGTTGACTTCCCGCACGTTGCATCAGCGGAACACGACGTGGAAGCCGCAGTTCACGGTGTGGATGATGACGAATCACAAGCCGAAGCTGTCGTCTACCGATGGGGCCATCTGGCGTCGCGTGAAGCCTATCCATTTTCCGATGAACTTTTCAGAGTCGGCGAGCCGCGAGCTTGGCTTGTCGAAGAAGATCGTCTCGACGGAGCTGGCGGGTGTGTTCAACTGGGTTCTGGAAGGTGTGCGCGAATACTTGCGCATCGGCTTGGCTGAGCCCGTCGAGACGACGGCGGCTATCGCCGACTACCGCGCCGAAGTCGACCCGGTTCAGACATTCCTGGCCGAAGCTGTCGATGAAGGGCGAATCATCCTCGACCCTGAGTCGAAGATCAAACCCGGAGAACTGCGCAGAGCATACCTGAGTTGGTGCGACAGCAACGGGGTAAAGCATCCGATCGGTGAGCGCAAGTTCAGCCAGCGGCTGGAAGAGTTGGGGTTCGAATCCGCACGCGGCAACGGTGGGGTTCGTCTGAGAGTCGGTATCCGAATCAATGACGCGTTCACCATGGGCGGTTGGCTGGCCCGGTGACGTGATCGAAACGAAAGCCCGTCAGGTTCAATCCTGACGGGCTATTCGTGTACCTTGAATTGGTGATGAATAAGATTCGGACGATGAGGCAAGTCACCGATCAGCATCTTGGGGTCGTTGACTTTCGAAACGCCCTTCTTGCTACGGGCGAAGATGTTGAGCGGGCGTTGGAGCCAGTACCCAACTGAGCTGGTGACACGAAAACAGCCCCGCAGATCGAAACCTGCGGGGCTGAAAATCATATACCTATAGTCCGGGTAGGATGCCCAGCCGTTCTCGTGCCAGAGCATCCATCGGTCGGGTCCAAACACCATGTGCGTTGATGTACAAGCCGATGTCTTCCGGGTTGACGCACCATCCGTTCTTCCGGTGTGCGTCAAAATTGCTGACCGTTCCAAAAGTTCCCGCGCAAACCGTACAATGTGCCTGATTCCCATTCGGCTTCCGGCAGCTGTTGTCGCAGCAGTTGCCGAGTGGAAGGTTCCTGGAAGTCCGCTTGGATGCAGGCGTCCGCCACGGGCGGTCGTGGTGTGCCATCATAGCCTGCTGGGCAACGCCACAGGAGACGTCATGACGGTGAACGTACCCTCCAGTACCGGTTCGTCGTTTCGGCGCTCCTGACGCCACACGCACTCGGTGGAATGAGGCTTCTCCGGCATGTCTCCTGGTTCATCTCGGGTGATCGCCCAGACGGCCGCCCAGCACGGGATGCAGCAGAAGTTGACTTTGTCGCCGGGAAAAACGACCACTTTCGAATCGCAGTCGGGATTGGTGTCCCGGCCTGGACACCAAGTGAACTGTCGGTCTTCTACCGGATCGCCGCCGGGAAGATCGTACTTCGACATGAGTTCTGCTCCTCGCTCGAAGAAACTGTCGGACCCGTAAGGGTGGTTAGCTTTCTTCATGATCGGATTCCTTGATCCACACGACACCCAGGCGGTCGGTCACGTCCGGCTTGATCATATAGCGGGTTCCGGTCAGCTCCGACCACTCGTCAACGTTCGTGCGCATGCTTCCGATGCTGATGTAGTCCCAGTCACCATCGGTGATCAGATGGCCGAACCGGATCAAACCAACCAGATCTGATCCTTCCGCCCACACAAAACCACAACCGCCGATCTGTGTCGGTTCCGACTTTCCAAGAACCAGCCAAGCTTGGGTCCCGGCCGGAAAGTCAATCGTCAACACCGGGAACCTCTTCCACGTCCACGCAGACGATAATGTTGTCTCTGTTCCGACTGAACTGCCGGACGAGCCGTTTACCGTCTTTGACGATCGGCAGTTCGGCTCGCCCGGTCATCGCCAAGTCGATCATCACCCGATGGTATTCCTGAGCCACCTGGCGGCGAACCTTCTCAATCTCGGCCTCATCCATCCGTCTCCTCCCGAAACACGGCCACCACCACCGGGGCGGTCAACGTGGAGCTTCCGGTCGAGAAAGACACTTCGACACCCATCCGCCCGTACATTTTGGCAAAGAAGTCGTGATTCTTCTTCGACTCGACAGCCGCTTCCTCCCTGGACAACCGGGAATCCAAGCCGAACGCCAGATGAATCTTGTCGCCACGCCGCAAAATGGTGGTCACGAGCACTCTCCCCCTTCGGCGTGGTCCATGTGGTCGCACGGGATGTACGGAGAAGTATCCGCTGCCGCGCGCAGCACGTCGGCGACATCGACGAGTTCCAGAAGAATCTTCATGTCCACGTCCTGTGCTGCCAGCCTGGATACCACATCCACGATCGTGTCGGCGTACACGCCGTCACTTTCGAGTCGTTCGGCTGCGATTCCCCGCGCCATGTTCAGCTGAGCGACAAGGAACATGATCACCGTGGGGATGGCGGCAAGTGGCAAGTTGAAAATGATGCCGCTCACAGACATCGACACTTCTGCCATCTTATCCTGATCGCCGCCCGCGTCACGGGCGACGTAGTCGATGTGGCAGAGAGTTTCAGTCAACTCTTCCAGCCTCGCGGACATCGCCTCCGGATCAAACGACATTCCAGGGTTTTCAGACATTTCCACTATTTACTCCTTCATCATCGTAACTTTCCACAACACCTTCAGTGTCACATTCCTGGCACGGATGTTCCCAATCCTCTCTGCTTGGAACACCTACACTTTTCCATCCGACCCCTGAACATTTTTGACACCTGACCGGGTTGACCAGTCGAATCTTCGCCGGTCTTCCTCGACCGTATTTTCCGCTCATTGTCGAATCTCCCCGACTTGGCCCGGATGGTGCAGAGTCCACTCTCGCTTCCTCTTAGCCACAACTCTACCACGCACATACTTTCAAGTA